TAGGAATAGTCCGTGTATCCGGCCTTGTAGAGTTCGGTGTCGCTTGTGATAACGGTGTTGCTCTCGCCTGCGTAAGGCCATTGGAAATCTGCGTAGATTGGGCTGAAGTTTCGGGAAGAAATCTCCTTGGCAGAATACACCGGGTTCTGGATGTAATTTTCGGCGTTCTTCCATTGGGTTACAATAGTCCAAAAACTGTATGTTCCAGATCCTTTTGCTTCATAAGCCTGAAAAGTAAAAGATACGTCATCCGATGCCGTGATACGCGCAGTCATGTTTGTTTCGCTTCCGAAAAGACCTGCATAAAGAACAATGATCCATCCTTCCTTGAAGACTTGACCTTCAACATAAGGGATAGTCCCCGTAGTCATTGGAGTTACAGACAGGGGCGTGGATGTTGCCTCAAAAATAGGGCTTCCCTGACCGAAAGGAATTATGCCTGCAAAACTCTGATACTCTTCGCTAAGACCAGAAGGAACAAACTGGTAATGAAAGTCCCTCATCAGAGCCGTGGGGAACTGACTTCTATCAATCATACCCGGTAGTAGAAATAGTATGCCGAATCCGGCTGCGAGTACTTGTGACGTTCGGACCAAATCGGGTTGCGTAGGAACTGCGTGAGAGAGACCGAAGTCTCGCCCGTCTTCTGTTTAGCCAGAGCAATCAGCAGATATCCCGTATCGTCATCGCTGTCCATAGTATCAGGGTATCCGAAGACGGTCGGATATTCGACGGTCTCAAAATCAGAGCTAGGCCAGATTCGTCCGCCAGAGCCTGCGGCTGGACTTGCCTGGAGGTAGATATAGCAGGACTTGTATCCCTGCTCGTCGGCCGCAGACCAGTCGAACGGTGTCTTCGGTGCCGGCGTCGCCGTGGCGAGTTTGGTCGGAGAACCCGTACCGCCGACGCACGGGATGAGGCCGTTGATTGTCGAAGGCACGACCGAGAACGTTCCGTCTCCATTGTCGTAAACGGTCCAAGGGTCTAGGGGTAGGACTTGTACTACCTGCTGCGGATTCCCCATGGCCACCCCCCCAGTGCCGGCCATGAACTGGATGTCGTTGGACATCATCGTGCGGTTCTTGTCCACCGAGCCGGCGAGCTTGTTTAGCGCGGAGGCCGAGACGGGCTGGCCTGCGGCGAAAGAGCCGTCAAGAGAACCGCTGTTGAATCCAGAGATGGAACGCATCAGAAGCCTGTAATCATCGGGTAGATATCCTTATCCCAGCCGGAGATTCCGGAAAGCATCAGATCAGCCGTGACCTTCCAGATGCCGCCGAACTGTTCTACGGAGCAGGAAGTGATCAGGAAGCCACGGTTAATCTTGGAAAGGTAAAGAGCCGTGTAGATAAAGGAACCGCCGTAACTACCAGTCGCCAAGCCCTTATAGGAATCAGGGAGCTGGTAAAGATTTCCATTCGTATTCCATCCGACGTAGGAAGCAAAGCCAACGGCTGTGGCTTCGTTGTTTACATAGAACAAGCAGCGCAGGGTATTGGACGGTTTGTAGTAGTTCTTGATGCCTGCCTTGATGTTGATGTTTCCGGCTTCGTATTCTTCAATTTTCTGATTGGGCAAGAATCCGACGAACTGCTGGCCTTGAATGGCACCTCCGCTGACCACCTTGGGCGTCCAGAGTGCGCGGTTAGGATTTAATCCAACGTCTTCTTCCCATCCCGATACGGGGGGCCATCCGGCCAGAGGCTCCTCATTCACACCGCCTAGGGGGGGGATGCCAGTGGGGCTGTTGACGACGAGGAAGTTAGGGTGGTGTTCAATAGGCTCGGAAGCCGTAGAGCCGGACATGACCACCTGCGTGATCGTCTTCGTTCCGCTGTTTACGTTAGGGTCGATGCCGCAGAAGTCGGCGGTCACGGTCAGTACGTTGGCCTTCTCGTAAACCATGTTCGCCTTCCAGATTTTCATCTGTTGAAGGTTCGCCGGAGCGGTAGACACTAGGCTTCCCAGAGTGGTTCCTTTAGCGAACTTCGTAGTGAAGTTTCCCATCTGGGAGACGTCCCACTTGAACTTGATTTGTGCCTGTAGTAGTCCAAATCCGTCCGCCTCAATCTGCCAGCCTGGTTGCGGCTTCGGATCGAGAAGGTTGTTGCCGTAAGGAATGACAGTAGTGGAAGACATTATCGTGAAAGGTCGTCGGCGGTGCGAGGAGGGGCTTCGTCTCTAGGACGAGTATGTTCTGCGGTGGCCTCGGTGGCCGTTGCAATCCGTTCAAGGGGGGTGAAGGCCACGGCTCCGAAGATGTCGCCGCCGCCCATCTGCTGCATCTGGGAAGCCGCGCCGGCTTCGGACATACCGAAGGGGGAAAGAATCTTGCCGTTTCCCTTGAGCTGCTTGCGAATTTCTTCCTCTGCTTTTTTCCTGTCTTCTGGGTCGAATCCTTTAAGGACGTACTTTATGATTTCTTCGTCGGTCATGTGCTTGGGAGCATTTTCCATCCTGCGCTTTACCTTGTCCTCAACGGATTCAAAAGGATTCCAGAAACCTAGAGTGAAAATATTTTTCATATCAGACATCCAGCCTTCGACTTGTTCTACAAAGCCGCCGAACATATCAATCATAATATTGACAGCACTTCTGCCGATATTTTCAAGGTCATTCAAAAGTCTTCCCAAGGCCGATGTTGCACCCGGGTCTGCTTTTTTGTAAGTATCGGCGGCATCTTCAATGGCCCTAGACCCAGCCTTGATGATCGGAAGAAGTTCCTTGAACGAGTCGCCGAACATCTTCGTGCCGTAGTAAAGCAGCGTGGCTTCGTCCGTGCCGGCGGCGTAGGCGTCGGCCAGCATCTGCATGGCCTTCTGATGGTTGAAGGTACCGTTGGCCACCTCGTCCATGCCAACGCCCATCTTGGCTAGGATGTTGGTCAATTCGCCGCCTTTAATGCGAGCCTCGCCCATGCGGCGCGTGAACTCGACAGAAGAACTAACCATTGTCTGTAGGCTTACACCGAAAGCCTTACCAATTGCTTCAATGGTGCGAATCTGTTCGATTTGAAGGCCAGTAGTTAGCGATGCCAACCTGATTGATTGTGCGTATTCAGCCAACTCCTTGACCTTGGCTGTAACACTTGAAATCATTGCACCGAAGGCGTCGAAGAAAGCACCAATCACGCCGCCAATAGGGCCACCAAGAAGGCTTCCGATTCCCATGCCAGAGCCGAGTTGATTGGCAGCACCTTGGAACGGGTTGACGCCGGCATTAACCGATCCAGCAAGGCTGCCGATTTTCTTACCAGCGTTGGCAAGACCCTTCTCCAGCTCGGTCTGGTCTATTCCAATTGTCAGATCAAGGTTGGCCATCGGTGTCAGGGTAGGTTGTTCGCCTTTTTGTAGGCTTCAATGCGTTCGTCGAAATTCTCTAAATCTTTCTCCTGCTCCGTGGAGAGGATATCAATCTTGGCCCCGTTGTAGATCGCGCTGGCAACGGACATCCAGACGGCCTCGCCCTCAGGCATCGTCCAAGCCTCCTCCAGGCTTACGCCGTTACGGCACAGGTTGGACACGCAGGACAGGGGGAACGGAATGTCCTCGTACTTCTTGCCGTTACCCTTGTCTTCCTTCTTCCAGAACTTTGGGTAGGACAACGAGACCTTGATGCAGCCGAGGATCGTACCCACACAGCGCGAGTAGTACTTCTTGCTCATGGCCATCCGGGCGATGTAGAGTTTCTCGACGAAGGACAGGGGGCGGGCCATCTCCTCCTTGTCGTAGGTCGACAGAATCCGCGCCGCCATGACGACGTGAAAAGGGTCGAACTTGTACTTTTCCGGGTCGAGGAACGGAGACTCGATGGCCTCCAGAGCGACCCGGTGCCGAAGGCAGAAAGGACGAAGCGTCCTGCCGCACACCTTGTCTTGGCGGGGCAGGACGGTCGTAGCCTGTAGGTATCGAGCATCCATGTTGGATGCCGTCCTTTAGACGATGCTGGAGTACTTGACGCCCTTTACGGTGACCTTGCGGAAGTCCTTGTTCGTACCCTTGTCTTCGATAGACTTAATGATCCATTGAAGACCCATATATCCGAACTGCGTACCTAGTGCAGGAATTGCGTTAGTACGAAGAACTCCGTCAATGGTGATTTCCTGAAAGAGGTCGTCCAGGCGGTCGGTGATGATGATTCCGTCTTCGTCGGAAACTTCAACATCGAGCTTGAAGCTCTGTGAAATCGAGTCCGACTGGAGGGTCATGTAAGTGACCGTACCGTTAAGTCCATAAATATGGGCTACTCCGTAATCAATGGCAGAACTGGATGGCATAGTCGTATGGGTTTAGCCAAGTGTCAAGGGGAGGGGGGCATGACGCCCCAGACGGTGTATTCCAGCACATTGCCGTATCGTCGCTGGCTCATGCCTTCCTCGTCGTTCTCAATCCACAGGTCGTACAACTGGCCTTCCGTGGAGGGGTTCCAGAGGGCTTGCAAGGCCGGCACGTCGCGCATGGCCCCGATGACCTCCACGACCCTAGCCCGGTGGACTTCCAGCGTCTCGTCGTCGGCGGACGAGTAGATGTAGAGTTTCAGGGTCGCCTTGTAGTTGCCTAGGGTCTGGGAGCCAAGGTCATCAATGTTGCTGCTGGACTCGGCGTGGGCGATGATGATCGGGATGACCCGGATTTCATCGGTCACGCCCTTATGCACGGCGATGCCTGGGAACAGCGGAGCGAGGTAATCGGCCACCCTCGTTTCGAGGACGGTGCGGAAACTGAAGAAAGTAGGGGTGGGCATCAGGGTGTATTGGTAAGGGATAGGTTGAACCCGTTTTGTAGCCGGCGAACGACTTCTGCCAGTTTACCGTGGTTGCGCGGGGCTTGCAAATGCTTGAGCATGGCAACCCGCATTGCGAAGGCACGGTGGTTCATCGCCATCCGCATGAAGTGGTAGCCTTGGCTGTAGTTGCGGCCTACGGTCGAGCCGAGCTTGATGGTAGGATGTGCGGTTCCAAGACGTGGAACATAAATAGATGTTCCTGCACCTTGGTTCATAATCCAGGCGGAGGTTGGCATCCTGCCGAGTTTTAGGCCGGCGTAGTACCAGCCAGACTTGAGTTTACCGACGCGCTGCTGAACCCGCTTGATGTAGGACTCGACCGGCTTCCAATCGTCAACGTAGAACTTTTCGGAATCACGCATCTTGGAAACCTTGTAAGAAGGCTTCCCACGCAGGCTTTCATGGATGTTTTTAATCCTGCCTTCAGTAGTTCCAAGAAGGAACTTGGCGTTCGATGCGGCTTTGTTTCCCATGATCCTAGTAAAATAATCAAGCTCACCTTGGCCGATGATACCGCCTCGGTCTTTAATCATCTGAAAGACATAGCCGGGGTCGGACACCTGCGGCAGTTTCATCTTTGCCCTAGCCCAGGCCGAGAAGACGCCGATATGATTACGAGCCGCAACTGAAGCAGCGGAGGCAAAGTGCAAAGGGGAAAAAATCTTACGGACGTCACGGCTGACGGCGTCCCTTCCCTTGTTGCGAGCCTTGTTGCCAAAACCTCCGTCACCACCGCTTGTAATTGACGGCTGTGAGCCGGAGAACGGGGGCGTGAAGTCGCACATATCCTTGGCGAACAACCGCGCCTGCTGCTTCACGATTTCCTCTGAAGTCTTACGCATGACCAAGGCGTAAATGGCCAGATGCTTGGCCATCTGGGTATAGTCGACCTTGATGCCCTTGGCGACTGTGACCACTTGGGCCATTACTGTACCTTGGTCTGGACTTTGACGATGACCCAGGCGGAGGGGGTGCGGTCCGTCACGGTCATAATGCGGAACTCCTGACCCCCGTAGGCCACCACATTCCCGAAGGCGATCAGACCCGGGTGGGCGGCGGCGTCCGTCCGCAGAAACTTCATGTCGAACGAGGTCTGGTTCATAAAGCCCCCCGTTTCCAAGTCCTGCATGATGGCCGGCTGCGACATCAGCGCGTTTAAGGCTACTGGCGTCCCGCCTGGGACGTTTTTAACGGTCACG